CATACATGATACAAATATTAGTTCATCATTCTTAAATCTTCCATATCAAACTGTTAAAACAGTGAGTTCTTTAAAAGGAACAGAAAAAAGAATTTTAAATGGCACAGCTCAACTTGACCCAGCTGATAATAAAGTAAAAGTAACATTTACAGCTGAAGATAATGGATTTATCGATAAGAGTAAATCCAATATGGTTGTAATGGTTGATAATGGAAACAACGTTACATATCAACATGTGCCAAACGCCGATTTTGAAATTATCGGATTGGGAACCGGTTCAGCCGATATTATAACTATTGATTTAACAGACTTTGATAGTGGCTCTGCTAATACTAAAGCGGTTAGATTATTAGCAAGCGTTGAAACAAATATTTCTGAAAGGCTAGGAAAGAAAGTTAAAACTTCAGTTACTAATTTAGATGTAACTGCTAAAATTCCAGTCACCAACCCAGTTAGAGATCCTCTTGAGTTTAAAGTAGGAGACAGAATAACATTGGATGGTGTTTACCATTTGATTAGTGTTGATACAACTGAATGGGAACTAGTTAACGACGGCCAAAGGAAGAACAGTTATAAGGAAGCAAAAGTTCGTTGTTTAAAAGATGGAGCAACAACAATTTCATATACTCATTGGGATTTTGTTGGCAGTGGAAATTTTTATACTGTTAACAGTTATAAGTATGCAGATGATTCACAGGTTCCTTTAGAAGAGATTCCTATTTTCCAACAAACAGGCTTACACGATGTAATAGACCTTAGGTATGTTGAAACATCAAATGGTAGGTTCTCTTTAGATCCTTATAGTACCGTTGAAATGGAACTAGATTTTTATCTAGCTCGTAAAGATTTAATAACTGTTAGTTCAAATGGTATTTTCTCTATCTTAAAAGGTGAAGCTGATTTGAAACCAAAGTTTCCATCAGTTCCTGATGACTCGATGATTCTATTCAACTTAACACTATTTCCTTATACGTTTACTTTAGGCGGCATAATTAAAGATCGTGTAAATAATAGAAGATACACGATGCGTGATATTGGGCAACTTGATTCTAGAATTTCTAATGTTGAATATTATACTGCTCTTTCTCTTTTAGAAAAATCAGCAAAAGATAAAGGCGTCTATGGAACTGACGGCGAAGAAAGATTTAAAAACGGATTTATCGTTGATGGATTTAGAGGCCACACCGTAGGTAATATTTCAGAAAAATATTATAAGTGTTCGGTTAAAAGAGGGGAAGGTAAACTTTACCCATACCACTTTGGTTCCAACTTACCATTTGATATTGTTGACGAATCTGAAATTGGTACAGATTCAGAATTTAATAAGACATGTTCAACCGGCCGCGTTATTGGTTTCCCATATAAAGAAACTAATTATGTAAACCAAAAACTTGGAACTCAATTTATTAGTGTTCAGCCATATGAAACAATAAACAGTTCAGGAATTATGGAGCTTAATCCAGAAGTTGATACTTGGGTTGATACTAAAACCGATCCTGCAATTGAAACTGATCTCTTTAATGAATTAAATACTACAATATCAAACCTTGCACGTGAAGCAGGAGTTCTTGGTACCGAATGGAACTCATGGCAGACAAACAGAAACACTTTGCTTAGTACTCAATCGGAAACAAACATATTAAGCGAAAGTTCGCTTCTTCTTGGCGATGAAAGAACTGAAGTTACTATTACCGATTTTCAAAGGCAACCCTTTAGGCGCGGTGTCGGAATAACAGATATTACAACTCAAAGGACTGATGTTTTTGATACCTCTTTAACTACAACGCTATCAGAAACGATTGAGTCTGAAACTAGGCGATTGGATCAAACTAGAACTGGTACCTTTACGAGATTAACAGAAGATTCTATTAATAAATCTTTAGGAACCTTCTTAACATCGGTATCATATAAGCCATTCATGCGCTCACGCCAAGTGTGGGTTAGAGTTGAAGATCTTAAACCAAATACAAGGTATTACGCTTTCTTTGATGACGTTGATGTTACTAAATATGTAACTAGATATACGGGAGGTGCTGATGTTTTAGATTTTAATCCAAACGCTAGTACTAACCGAAGCTTTAGGTTTTATAATAGAAGATTCTTAAGAGCTAGTAATGGCAAAACTTGGAGAGGACAAAATCCGCAATTGTTAATTTCAGATTCTGATGGAACATTACAAGCGGTATTTATTGTTCCTAATACGCCATCTCTTAAATTTGCTTCTGGTGAAAAAACTCTTAAGTTTACAGATTCTCCTCGTAATTTAGAATCTGAAGAAACTAGTAGTGCAATTGCTAGATATATTTCAAATGGTTTGGGTGCGGTTCAACAAGAATCAATTGTAAGTACAAGCGTTCCAAGACTAGTAGTTAGACCGTTACGGGCAAACCGTTCTGTAGTAAGAACATCTATTACGGATGTCTCACAAAGTGTTGATTCATCTTTTGAAGAGGTACAAATTAGTTCATCTACAGCGGTGAACGTTAGAAGGTGGGACCCTGTCGCTCAAACATTCTTTGTTAGAGATACAACCGGTATATATGCCTCAAGTGTGGATGTGTATTTCCAAAAAAGAGGGCGTAAAAATGTAAGAGCCTATCTTGTTACTGTTGAGAATGGTTACCCAACAAACAAAATTCTTCCTGGCAGTCAAAGAGTATTAAAGCCAAGCCAAATAAAGACTTCGAATAACTCTTCAATTGCAACTAAGTTTGAGTTTAAAAAACCAGTTTACCTCAATGGTAAAACCGAGTATGCTGTTGTTATATTCTCAGTTGATCCATCATATACAGTGTATATTGCTGAAATGGGTGGAGACAAGGTTGATTTAATTACAAACCAAATTATTTCTAAGCAGCCTGCAGTTGGTTCATTCTTTACAAGTAGTAATAAACGAACATGGACCGCTGAGCAAAACCGAGACTTAAAATTCAAGTTAAGAAGAGCTACCTTTAAAACTGGTAGAGCTACAATTAAAGCTCAAGCACGAATTGGCGGATATTTAGATTCTGTTGAAATTACTAATGGAGGATCTGGTTATACTACATCAACCACAGTATTAATATCGGCTCCACAAGAACTAAATAGTGCAGGCGTTCTAGTTGATGTTCCTGATTCAACTGCGGCAGAAGCCGTCGCGGTCATTGATGCGAATACCGGTGCTATTGCAGATATTGTTATTACTAATGAAGGTGAGGGTTATATTTCTCCACCAACAATTACAATAGAAGACATTGGCGGAGGCGAAGGTGCTACTGCTGTTGGTTACTTACCAACGATAAAATTTGCAGCGGCAAACCTTAATCAAAGCGCGATGTCAATATCTGGTAAAACCTCAATCGTTAATAAGCTTACACTAAATAATAAGAAATATAATATTCAGAGTAATACTCCAATTGAATTAAGAGATGTAAATCATAGTGTTAATGCTGGAAATGCTGAAGACACTACACTTGATATTATTATTGGAACAAGCGATAACCGAGTTACGCCAATGCTTGAGAAGAATGGAATCGCTTTAGAAGTAAGAAGTTACTTTATTGAAGAAAAGGGCGGTTATGAAGATGAGAAAAATACTTCTCAATATTATACAAAGAAAATTGCTTTAGAAACTCCTTCAGATCAAGTTGATGTTTATGCTGCGATAAATCGTCCAACTGAAACATCAGAAATTCAATTCTTTATTAAAATGTTTGATGATGAAGACGGCGTTAGAATAAACCCTGATATAACACCTTCTGATGATAATGACCAAAATGAATGGTGGGAAATTACTCCAACTGAACCAAAGGTTGTTCCTATTAACTCTGATGGTAAAACATATTCCGACGTATTATTTAGAAAGAACTTAGAAGAAGACACGTCTGATATTGACTTTACTTCATTCATTATAAAAGCTGTTATGTGGGGTAAAAATAATACTGATATTGTAACTGTTAAAGATCTAAGAATAATCGCAACTGCATAATATAAGTGGCTAGATTTAAACCATTAGAAAATGAAGCATCTTTGGTTAAAGATTACCAAAGCGGCGCTATTGTTAATACAGATAAAGATGCGTATCGATCGGCGATGGCTAAAAAGAAAAAGAACCGAGAGATTCTTAATTTAAAAAAACAAATTAAACAGCTCCATGATAGAATATCTGTTTTAGAAACTCATATTTTATCTGATATAAATAATAATTAAATAGTATATACTTTAAAGATGCCCTTAAACAATAAAACATTTGAAACAGTAATTTCCACAGACACCTTTAAGCAATGGGCTGATAAGTGTAATGAGTTAATTGGCGAAATTAACATAACGGAAATACCAACTATTGACAGCGTCGTTGGTATATCTAACAACCAAACAATAACTGGAAACAAAACCTTTGATGGACCTAGTTCTTTTGCAAGCGCATCTTTTGCCGGACTTTTAAATTCCGTTAGTATTGCTTCAGGAAATTTAGTTATTGGCCAACTGGATCAACCAGAGGTTACATATACTAAATTTTATGATCCAAATATTACTTTTCAAAAGTCAATATTAGATCCTGTTGTATCTCTAACATTAAAGTCGGCTTCGCCATCTACCTTATTAATTACTGATGGTAATTTAGAAATTGGAGGAAGCGGTGATTTAGTAGTTGGCGGACAACTTGAAGCAAATGGTTTCAGTGTCGATGGCGGAGGTAACTTATCGGTCGACGGTGGATTAAGTTGGGGCCCACTCGATTCTTACCTTCAAGATGGTCTTGGATTAAAAGTAAGCGGGGGTGATATTGAAACTACAGCCGGAGGATTAATTGTAACTGATGAAATCGTTTGGGGTGGAGGAACATTATTTCAAAATGGAAATGCAACTCTTAATAACAATTTATTTATTGAAGGCGATGAAATTGAATTTAGCGATTCAACGGCGCCTATTCTTTCATTCCCAGGCATAGGTTATGATTGGGAAATTCCTACAAGTAAGCCGCTTGAAGATTCTATTCTAAGTTGGGACATCGGCGGAGATACATTAGAATGGGTAACAAAAACAGATTTTGCAGATGATATTGAATTAGCTGTTTCAAGTAGTTTAACCGCAGCTAACTTTTCAATTCCAGTACAATTATTACCGGTTGGAACAATCATTGCAGTTGATTCTGATGTATTAACTAATTGGGATCAAGCAGATGAAGGAAATGGCCTTGCATATGTTGAAGATGCTGAATTTTCAACATGGTTGGTTCCAGATGGAGTTAAACAAGTTTCATTTGATTCTAATGATACAACTTATGAAAAAATTGCTAAGTTAATTAATCCAGCTTTAGTTGGCCAAACCTCTGGAACAGTAACTCTCACAGATTTATTTGAAACCGCTCCAACAGGTCAAAGATATATAATGAAAGTCGCGGAGGACGCAGTTATTAATTTCCGTTTGAGAAATAAAAATGACTTATCTGGAGGTACTGGAATTAAACTCTTCGATGCTGCTGGAGTTCAACAATCTTATCTTGATATTAATGGCGGATCTATTGCAGTAAACTACAACAGTAAAACAATAGATCTTACAAATAGTGGAAGACAACTTAATGTAAGAAGCACCTTTGATCCGTATTTTGCAGATACTCAAAATGGTTTCGTTGCAGGTTATACAACATCAGGCCAATTAAGAACGAAGTGGCCTGTTGCAAATGAAGATGCTGTAAGTAAAAGTTATTTAGAAAATCAACTTGATGTTGTTAATACCACGGTTGATACTTTAGAAACCACAGTTAATACATCTCTTTCAAATACTCTTGCATCGGTTGAAGCTGAAAACCAAATTCTTTTAGATCGAATTAATGTTTTTGAAAACGTTGGCCGTATTTGGAAATTACCTGCACGTGAAGGTAACTTGACAATATTTGAAAACGCTAACACTAGTTCAGGTAATCAGAATTCTAAGGATGAAGTATATCTAACAGGGTCAACCGGTAATAAACTTTGGGGAACCTCAATGTCAAATTTAAATCAAAATTGGATGTATATTACATCTGATGATAAGATGGCAACAGTTCATAGTGATGACTATGATTATGGAACTCAAAAATATACCGATGGCGCGCCAATTGCAGCGCTATCTCCAATTACTGGAACATGGGCAAAGGCAAAAGAAATCGTTCCAAATGGTCATCGCACGATGATGATTGATGAAGATGGAATTCCATATGCTTGGGGTTATCAATCAAATTATTATGGATTACGCGGGCAAGGCGCGTATATAAACCCAGAAAACAATTGGACTTCAAATAGTGCAAGCGGGTTAACTGTTGATCAAATTACAGATCATACGCCGATACCATGTATGGTTCCAAACGCAACCGCGATATTCAGTTCTAATAAATGTAATTATATTCGAATAAAACAAGTAGCATATGATACTTACCTCTCAGGTGATTATTGGTGGAGAAGAAATGGATTTCATGTTATTACTAAAGATGGCTATGATTTAGATGATGCTAAATTCTTTACAGGCAATAACGAAGATGATGGAATAAACAAACCAACAATACGTGGTCGTGTAATTTCTGGAGGTCATCTTAATGCTAACTATTGGTATGAAAACGCATCTGCTAACAGCGCTAATGCAACGACCGCACGAGGTCCAATAATCTGGGGGCCGGGGCAAACTCAAATGGGAGCCGTTCTTTGGTGGGAATATGGAAACTCAACTCAAACATTAACAGGCAGTCCTAACGGAGAGCCAGAAAGAGTTCAGTCTCCAGGAAACAAATCCTTTAACTTCTATACTCCAGAAAATGCAAATTATGATTCAGATTACCCTTGGTATATTAAGAAAATCGTTTCTAGTTGTTGGGATCATTTTGTTATTGTTGGAAAAGAAGGCGACGATGACGCTAATGAATTATGGCATTGGGGAATAAACGCATATTATGAATCAGGTAACCAAGCTACGCGTGGAGTAAATAATCAATTTATGGTACCTGTTCATGACGGAATTAATCGAAATCTTGGTTCTCCAATGGTCAATGATGGCGGTAATACACGAATTTTTAGAAGGAAAGATTCTCAACCACATGGCCTTAAAAACCTAGATGCTATTAAATTACCAAATAATTATTGGTATTTTGTAATTCTTGGCGATGGTAATAACGAAAGAAAGAATACGCGCTTTAGAGTATATCCATATTCTGGAACAAATGCATTAAAGAACGGGTTGTTTCCAAATAGTCCTGGAACAACAAATGCAACATCATATACTCTTAGTGCAACTACAAGTACCTTTATTCCAAATTATCAAACTCGATTAACAGGAATTGTTGATTTACAAATTAATCATTGGCAAAATAATACAACACAAAACGTTGTATGGGCTTTACGGAAGAACTCTTCAACCTTTTCTACTTGGACCAATCCGAATCATGACTTATGGACATGGGGAAGAAATAACCATGGACAAACTGGACAAGGTAATACTGGTTCATGGAGATCTCCTGCTAAGATTACAGGTTATACTGATCAAATATACAATACTGGTCATGGTAACTTTGTTAGAAAAAATGCTGCACTATTTTTTACAGGATATCACGGTAATTCCGGAGGAGTTGGATTTGCTAAAGCAATTTCAAGTACAAATACAACTCAAAGCGTAACATCTCTTCAACGAGTAACAATCGGCGCAGCCGGTAATAATGCTTGTAAAAAATTATTTGTAGTTCCTTGGCAAGGCAATACTGGAAACCAACAATTTGCAGTTACACGATCGGTCACAGATGAAGCAGGTGGTATTCAAGCACAACTATATGTTAATGGATATACCTATTATCATGAAACCGGCTGGCATATGGGTTCAGGAGCAGAAACTCACGATTCTGCTAATAATTATACGAATGGGTGGCGTCGAATATTCTTCCCAGAAGATCCAATGAATATTGTTCAAATTGCAACAGGTAACCCACATGTTATGTTTATATTATGTAAAGATGGTGGTGATCCTGATGCTGAACGCGGAAGACTATATGTAGCCGGTTGGGTACAGGGAACTAGAGCGACATCACACGACGAAGCTATTCATCCAGTGTTTACATCAGCTCAACGATATGTTAGAACTACTTACGTTTAAACCTGAATAAATATTTAAAATCATGGCAATTACACCAACAAAAATTATACTAAAACATTCGTTTAATAGTGGAGCAGAGCCTGATCCTGCGTCACTTGTTAATGGAGAACTTGCTTTTAATGCGACAGATTCAACTTTGTTTTGGAAAGATCAATCTGGAGATTTAATAACAAAATCATTAAACATTAATGAAGATATTGCTGCAGTTATTAGGGATGAATATAGCGACTTTTTAATATCAGATATTAATTTAGTTGCTGGTGATAATAACAAATCAAATTTAGTTGTATCATATTATAGTGGAGATACAACCAAAAACTTAGGTGATGTAAGAGGTGCGACAGGACTTGGAATTAGTCCTGTCGCAGTTTATGAGTGGGCAGATGAAATTCCTACAGCGGGTGATATTAGTAATCCTTTATCAGCTGCATTACAAAGAACCGGCGTAACCGTTGCAGTTTTATATGGAGTGACTACAGGTGATAGCCCAGTGTGGACTAATACTCACATATATGTATATAATGCAACTGCAGATTCTTGGACAGATCTTGGAGAACTAATTGGTGCCGTTGGTCCAACCGGATTAACTGGTGATGTGGGTGCAACTGGTCCAACCGGCCCAACTGGTCCAACTGGTGCTGTGGGTCTAACAGGACCAGCTTCTAGTGCGGCAACCGATATTGATAAAGGTATCGTAGAGTTTTCAACACAATCAGAAGTTTGGAGTGCAGATGGAAACGACCCTGCTAATAATACTGTTGTTAGAGCTAAGCATTTATTAACTAAAAAAGATGAAGTTAATTCTGCTTTAACCTTTGCAGATCTTGGCGTTGGAAATGCCGCAGGAAATGGAAAAATAAGAATTCACCCTGATGGGCAAGTCGCTTTAAGTTTAACCAATTCAGCTATTCCTCCAATAACTGGCGATGAAAATCCAGGAAGTGCCGTTAATGGTATATTACCTGAAGGTTATGTTGCGTTAAGGCGAGATGCAACCGACGTGTTTATTGATTTAAACGTTGGCGGTTCTATTACAAGTAAGCAGATTGGTAGTGACCAAACGCTAACATTAAATGGAACAAGTATTGAAATTAGTGGAGGCAATAGTATTCAACTTCCAGTGCCAGTTATTGGAGGAATGCAAAGTTTAATTTTTGATCCACAAACTTTTGAATTAACAATTGATGGAGGTAATACAGTTACATTACCACAAAATACAAATTTACAAGACTTATCAATTGTTGATGATCAATTAACACTCTCCGATAGTAATACAGTTACATTACCAGTAACGACCGCTCAAGGACAAAAAGCAGATTCTGCAATTCAACCTTCTGATATTGATACTTTATCAGGACTTAATAGTATATTAACTGATGCTGAACTTATTGATACAGAGGATTTTCGATTAATTAATCAGCGTCAACCTTTATATCATATACATGAAATAAACGATTTGACTGCACCTGAAGGTGCGCAAGATGGCCAAGTTATTAAATATAATGAAAACCTTGGGGAGTTTTCTTTAGAAGATTTTATCTTTGATGTAAGCAATAGTATAACAGAATCTGTTTTCACTGAAGCTGATATTTTTGCAGATGATAAACTTTTATTTAAAGATACAAGTAATGGTGAAGTTTCAAGATATGCTGAAGCTTCAACGATTTTTGAAAATACTTCCAGCGTTGGTATTGGAAGAGCTCCTGGAAGCGCGGATTATGCACTTGATGTTTTAGGGCAGGATGTAATATTTGCAAAAGAAAATTATACGAGTGGCATATTATTATCTGCCGGTGATGGCGGTATAGAATTATTTGACGGCGCCAATGATTATACCGAGGAGCCTGGTTGGGGAAATCCATATATTGATTTTAAAAACCAACAAACCGATGATTATAGTAGCCGTATAATTAAACAAGGTGACGCATTAAAGATTGTAACCGGTGGCAATGGCGGCACTGGTGGTAAATTTCATTTTTCTCAATCTGGCGAATTTGTAATTGGGCAGCGCCTAACTAGTGAAGTTATCAGCTATGATGAAATTACTGGCTTTGCAGGTCATGATTTGGTAGTTGGCCGAGAAATGCTAGATGTTAGAGGTAATATTGCTCTTGGTCGATATAGTACAGATGTATCCGATTATGATGCAAGTAATTATATATCATTTGCAGGAACATATGGAGACCAAGACGCCGCCTTTATAGGAGAACGCCGTTATGATGAAACCGCAGGTGAAAAAAGTGAGTTACTTATCTACAAAGGTAATGACCCGGGCAGTGGCGGTAATGCCGATCGAATTAGAATTGCATCAGGCGAATTTAGAATTGATACCTACGAATCACAAATGCCATTCACGCCACCTTTAGGGTTTAACGCAATAGGCGAATCTACTAATTTAATTAATAGGTTTAGAATAACTGATGATGGTAATGTCGGTATTGGAACCGGTGAAACAAATCCTCCAATGAAGTTATCTATTCAAGGCGGAACTATTGGTATTGATTCTAACAGTGATGACGATTGGGGAATGATTGACCAAGGTACTACTAATTCAGGTATTGGATTCAGAGGATCTGGTTTTAATGCTAGCCAGGGCTTGGATTTATGTGTTACTGGAAGTGGTAACGTTGGAATTGGAACTGAAACGCCTAGCAGAAAGTTACAGGTAATTGGTGATTCTCAAATAGATGGTACATTATATGTTACAGATCGTATACGATTCGGTTCAGATTACTCAGCACCCGGCAGCGGAGAACCATTTCCTTTAGCACAAATTACCGCAATACGAACTGGACTAGATGATACTCCGTCACAGTTCGATGATTTGCGATTAGGCAGCAATGACGCCGTTAGCATTTATACTAACGCAGACTGGCTCTACGTTGAGCCAACTGATATTCCTGCTTTACGAGTTACAAGCTCTCAAAGAGTTGGTATTGGAACTATTGATCCTCTTGAAAAATTACATGTTGTTGGACAAGGCCTTTTCACACAGGGCCAAAATGCCGACGATGGTGGCGTTTTTATTAATGGCACTGCTGGAAGTATTGAATTAATAGAGTCAGTAGCCGATGGTGACAACCCATATATTGACTTTAAGTCTACATTAGCAGAAGGTTATGATTGCCGTATTATTAAAGAAGGCGACGGGCTGGTATTCTCTACTGGCGGTGATGGTACTACAGCACAAAGGTTAAAGATTCAAAGCGATGGCAGAGTTAGGGTTGGACCTAATTCTGTAACACCAGTTAGTACTTTAAGTATTACCGACGGCGGAATTGCTATCAGTAGTAATGGAAATGCCGATTGGGGATTTATTGATCAAGGACCTGATAATTCTGGAATTGGATTTAGAGGCCAAGGGTCGCTTACTTCATCAGACCTTGATTTAACAGTAACTCAAGCCGGAGATACTGTTATTAAGCAAGGCCAGAAATTAACAATTGGAACTGATGACATATTTCCAAATACTTTAAGCGGAATTCCAACTCCTGGAGCTCCTTATAGCACAAGCTTAATCGGCAGCAGTGGCCATGTACAACTACCTGGTGGTTTAATTATGAAGTTTGGAACTGCTATGAGTAACATAGATGGCGCCCAAACGTTTATCTTTGAAGAAGAGTTTCCAAATAATATGTTTACTATACATATTACAAAACAAGGGGGCGGTGGTACGACTATGTCATATGATTCATATAACCGTCAAGGTTTTACTATAGATCGGCCAGACGGCATTGATAATTCTCAGGGCGCTGGTAGTAACGGCGTTGGATTCTGTTGGCAAGCAATCGGTAATTAAAAATACTATTTTATAAATAAGTTTATAATAAGTAAACCAAACCTTTATATTATACCCATTTGTTATGAAACACACAGAAGTTGACGAAGATGCCTTTACGCGCGAAATGAAACTTGTCGTTGCTGAAACTATCAAAGAGTTACATGCGACTGACACTGGTATACGATTTAAAAAACCAAATACGATTCAAGGGTGGTTGGCAGTTACTTTAGCATGTATTGCTTTATCTGGTTTTGTTGGGTCAAGTATTATATTTTTAAATAATGTAAGTACTCACCATCAATTACCAGCACATTCTGGGACTAAAAAATTATTAGAAGAAGTGGGAGAGATTCATGAACTACATTCTAGAGATCAGGTATTTCATATCAAAGAAGAACGATTACAACTTCAAATATTAGCAGAAACCGCTCCAATTCATGAAAAGGTAAGCGTAATTAAAGAAGACGTAAAGGCTATTGAAACAAAGGTTGATATTTTACTCGATCGTGAGTTTAAGAGAAATGCTAATTAGCGTTATTATTTAAAGATATATTTTTATAAATATATTATATAAAGTAAAGATTTAGGATTTATTTCTGCTTTAAACACCACACGCATAAAATATATGACGCCTTACGAAACCTTTAAAGCTTTTGCTCAATTACAGTCTATAGCTTGGACTTTGCCGATGCTGGCCCTATGTATCATTGTTGTCTTTAAAGCTTTTAAGCCTGCAAAGAATGCTAATAAGAAGGGTGCCAGCAATTCTTCAGAAAAAATGAGATGGTTTCTTACCGGAATTTTTATTGGGTTCCTTGGAAATATTCTTGATAATACATACTGGGCTTTTTATTGGGGAGCTGGTTATTTACAAATGCAAGAACCTGTTGATGCATTAATTAGTTTTGGTGTTTTTCCTAACCTTGTTTTTAGACAAGGGATGACATTGTTAGCTGCGTATTGCCATATAAAAGCTTTTATACCTGCAGAAAATAAATTATTAGCTAAGAAGGTTCATAAGATATTTATTGCTACTATTATTTTGGGGCAAGGGTATATTCTATTACTGATCGCTTTAAAATACGGTTCGTTCTTAAACGCCAAATAAGTTTATTTCTTCTTGATCGGATTTAAACTTTCCTTTATCTCCGGCAGAAAAGTAAATATCATTGCCTTCTTTTTTATAGATCATGATATAATCTATGTCTCCACATCCGAGTTTTTTAAATAATTCCCGAGCGCCTTTGTTAATGTATACTATTTCATTATTCATACAATTTATATATAATAAGTTTATATAAATAATAGTATGGCTAGACCAGAAACAAGAGACCAATTAGCAGAATATTGTTTAAGAGCTTTAGGCGCTCCTGTCATTGAAATTAACCTTGATGAAGATCAAATCGATGATCGCATTGATGAAGCTATTCAATTTTATCAGGAGTACCATTCAGATGCAGTAGTAAGAACCTTTGTTAAACATGAGATAACGCAAGATACTATTGATAATAGGGAAATTCAATTACCAGATTCAATATTAAGCGTAACTCGAATCAGAGGTTTAAATTCATCAAGTCTTGGTGGAATGTTTAGTGTTAAATATCAAATGCACCTTAATGATGTTGCTGGATTGAATGGATCAAACGGCGGAGGATTAGTAAACTATGAAATGACTAAACAAAACCTTTCATTAATTGATGATATTATAAATGGTCATTCTCAACAGGTTTCATATAGTCGCCACAAAAATACAATTAAAATACATAGCGATATTACAGGTTATGCCGGCGTTGGAAATTTTATTCTTGTTGAATGTTACCAAACAATAGATCCAAATTCATATCCTGAAGTATATAATGATATGGCTTTAAAAGAATTATTAACACTACTTCTTAAAAAACAATGGGGTGCAAATCTAATTAAATTTGAAGGAATGCAACTACCGGGCGGCGTAACAATAAACGGGAGGCCAATTTATGATGACGCTGTAACAGATTTAAAAGAACTTAAAGAAAGATGGCAATTACAATATGAAGCACCCGTTGATTTTTATTGTGGTTAAAATATAATACCAATGGCTTTAAATAAATATTTTCAAAACGGCGCTAAGTCTGAACAAAACTTATATGAGTCTCTTGTTATAGAGTCCATACAGATTCATGGCATTGACGTTTATTATATTCCTCGTAAGATTATTAAGAGGGACTTTGTTTTAAATGAAGACGTGGTTTCAACCTTTGATAAAGCATTCAAAGTTGAAATGTATGTTGAGGAAATGGAGGGCTTTGAAGGAGATTCTAAAATTTATGAAAAGTTTGGTTTAGAAGTTAGAGATGAAATGACGTTACGCGTCGCTAAGTATCGATGGAACCAACTTATTCAGCGTCACGGTTATGCTGATGATGCAGTGCGTCCAAGAGAGGGCGATTTAATTTATGTGCCTCTTTATAAATCTATTTTTGAAATTCGTTATTCTGATTCTAAAAAACCATTTTATCAATTACAAGACTTACCATTATTTACTCTTACATGCGAGAAGTTTGAATATGAAGGACAAGAAATTGATACAGGCATTGACGATATTGATGACATACAAGAAAAACTTTCTCAAGGATTTACTTTTGTTATTGATTCCAAAACAGAACCAAATTTTATTGATGGAGAAACATTAACATTTACTACACCCGGCGGTATAACTGGTAATACAGAGTTCTTTGAATATAATATAGTTCCAGATAGTGACCCAATTGTTGAAGAAATGAGAGTTGGCACTTTAACGTTTGATGACGGATATTTCCATAATATTGAGGCTAACACATCATTCTTAGGTACTGAAAGCGGGGGCTCTTTAATTATAAGTGAACTAAGAAGCCTTGACGATTCCGACTCTGATATATTTAATTCAGATCATTGGGCGGGTAATGCAACGTTTGCTGATGCGGCTAACGGTTTAGAATTTATTGACTTTTCAGAGAGCAATCCATTCGGTGAACCATTTAATTTCCAATAAATAAAAAACTATGCTAGGACACGATTATTTTTACCATGCCAATGTTCGAAAGATCATTAGTGTGTTTGGCTCATTATTTAATGATATCTATATTGGTAAGCGAGTTGATGGCGCGTTAACAAGCGTTCAGCGAGTTCCTTTAGCCTATGCGCCAAGAGAAAGATATTTGGCAAGAATAAATGAATCTACCCTTGATGAATCTATTGCTATTAAATTACCAAGAATGTCATTTGAGATTGCTGATATTACATATGACGCTGCTACTAAGTTAACAAAATTTAATCAAACAATACAAAAGGACGCTGATGGAAATTGCTTTAATGTATTTCAAGCAGTACCTTATAACATGACAATTGATTTAAATGTTTTATCTAGATCTCAAGACGAAGCTCTTCAAATCGTTGAACAAATTTTACCATTCTTTAGCCCTTCATATACGCTTTCAGTAAAAGGTTTAGAAGGTCCTGAGAGTATAACAGATATTCCAATAAGCCTAAACTCCCTTGATCATGAAGATTCGTATCAAGGTGGTATTAAAGATTCACGAAGAACTATTATATATACATTGAGCTTTGGCGTTAAGGTTAAGTTTGCAGGGCCTTTAATACCATGTAATAACGGCGGTTTAATTAAAGCTATTGATGTAAGTATTATGGAAGAAGAAGGCAAAGATGCCTTTGGCGGCGTTGAAGTTAAAACGGCACTGAGAGCGCAAACCGAAGATGATTTTGATTGTGTTGTTAACTTAGGAATCATTGATCCTGATAGAGATATTTGGCCAGATGATTAAGGCAATTTTTAAATAAATTATATTATGAGTAAAGATAAAAACGAAATTTTAAAATCACTTGAGAATAATATTCCAAGTGAAATGAAAAATAATATGGAACTCCGCCCTTTAAAAAAGGAGCCAACTCAAGACCGCCTTATATCAGATGCTGAAGAGGATTTTGAAATAGCTCGTAAACAAATTAAAAGTTTAATTGATACTAGTGGAGAAGCTATTGAGCAGATGCATAACTTAGCAGCTGACGCAGAACATCCTCGTGCTTTTGAAGTTCTTGGTGCTTTAATAAAGCAAACCGCAGAAATGAATGGGCAGCTTTTAGATTTACAAAAACAACGAAAGGCTTTAATTAAAGACGAAAATAAAGCAGCGTCCACCACTACAAATAACAGTATTTTTGTTGGCACTACAACAGAGTTACAAAATTTATTAAAAGGTGATGATAACGCTGACAATATAATCGAAGTTGATTAAAGATGAAAAATAATTCTTATAATGGTAATACCTTTATTAAAGCGGATGGAGTACAACAAAGCTTTACTAAAGAAGAAGTAATTGAATATAAGAAATGTATGAATAATATTTCATACTTCTGCGAAAAATATGTTAAGGTAATTAGTTTAGATAAAGGATTAGTTCCATTTAAATTAAGAGGGTACCAAGAAGATCTTGTAAACCATTATAAAGATAATCGTTTTAGTATTGTTTTAGCTTGCCGTCAAAGTGGTAAAAGTATCACGTCAATAGCATGGCTACTTCATTACTTAGTATTTAATTCAAATAAGAAGATCGGTATTCTTGCCAATAAAGGAGCAACTGCAAGAGAAATGCTTGCGAGGCTAACTCTAATGTTAGAGAATTTACCATTCTTTTTACAGCCTGGCTGTAAAGTTTTAAATAAAGGTAATATTATTTTCAGTCATAACTCTGAGATTATTGCCGGAGCTACTAGTTCTAGTAGTATTCGTGGTTTGAGTTTGAATGTTGTATTCCTTGATGAGTTTGCTTTCGTTCAAAGGTCGGAAGAGTTTTACACTAGTACATATCCAGTTATTACTTCTGGTGAAGACACTAAGGTAATTATTACAAGCACTCCAAATGGACTTGGTAATATGTTTTATAAACTATGGGAAGGCGCTGTCCAAAAAGCTAATAACTTTGCGCCATACACAGTTAGTTGGTGGGATGTTCCAGGCAGAGATGAAGCTTGGAAAAAAGAAACTATTGCTAATACATCTGCCGTTCAATTTAAACAAGAATTTGAAATTGAGTTTATTGGTAGCTCTCATACTTTAATTGATACAAATATTCTTTTAGGAATGAATTCACGAAATCCTGAAAAAATTCAACATGATATTAATTATTATGAAGAGCCAAATCTTAGTCATACTTATGTTTTAACTGCAGATGTTTCAAAGGGAAGAGGACAAGACTATAGTACTTTTTCTGTCATTGATATAACAAACCAACCATTTAAACAAGTTTGTACATATAGAAATAATACAATTTCCCCGCTATTATTCCCAGATGTTATTATTAGAGCAGCAAAAACATATAACGATGCGCTTGTAATTATAGAGAATAATGATGCAGGACAAGTAGTATGTAATGCTGTTTATTATGAACATGAGTATGAAAATACTTTTACAACAAGCACAGTAAAATCAAATGGTATTGGCGTAACAATGTCTGCAAAAGTTAAACGAATGGGCTGTTCTAACTTAAAAGATTTGTTAGAAGGCGGTAAATTATTATTGGTTGATCCCAATACAATAGCAGAATTTAGTTCGTTTGAGCCAAAGGGTAACTCATATTCGGGTGCAAGTGGAACACACGATGATTCTGTAATGAACTTTGTTTTATTTGCATGGTTTGTTAGTACTGACTTTTTCAGATCATTAACTGATATAGAAATTAAAGATCTTCTATATAAAGAAAGGATTCTGGAAATGGAAGAGGATCTACCTCCATTTGGTTATATGCATGGATCTAAAGATAATAGAAACGATGAGCATAGTAACTTAGTAGATAATATTAAAGATTGGAAATCGGCCTTTTAAGGGCCGTTATAAAATAAATATTGTTATTGAGAATATTCTTATTATGCTAATTATAAATTGTAAAACAAAATACACTGAAAGGAAAAACTTATGGGATTTTTAGTATCACCTGGAGTTGAGATCAAAGAAACTGATCTCACAGATATAGTGCCAGCACAATCCACCTCTATTGGTGGATATGCAGGGTACTTTCGTTGGGGACCGTCGGGACGTTTAGTCACGGTAGGCTCAGAAACAGACCTCGCTAAGGTTTTTGGAACACCAGAAATCAAGGGAGAAATCGAAGTTAGCTTCTTAACTGCTGCTAGCTTTTTAAAATATGGCAATTCATTAAAAGTAGCGCGGGCCGTTAATGGCTCTTATAACGCGACATCAGGAGGCGCAGGTATGGATACTATTCCAGCACCAGCCGGCTTCACTGGCGATTATGACCCAGGCGTAATTAATGGACAAGACGACTTAGATAGATTATCATCTGAATTACTTGGGATTGATTCGAATATCGTTGCACGATATGCGGGTTCTTTAGGTAACTCACTGCGTGTTTATTTTATAACAGAAGACAATTGGGACACAGTAGATAGTACCATTAAAGCTCAATTAGGATATAAACCAACCAACACTGTTTGGGCGGAAAATCTTTTAGGCGATACAACTGCAAAAGATGAAATTCACGTATTGGTTGTAGACCAAGGTGGTGCATTTTCTGGAGATCAAGGTAGCATTCTTGAAATTTACCAAGGTTTATCAATGGCAGCAAATGCAAAAGATGAGTTTGGTGAGTCTAACTATTGGGTTTCTAAATTAAATGGAGGAAGTTCATATGTTTGGGCCGTTCGTCCTACTGAAGAGCCTATTCTTGTTCAAGGAGCGCTTATAGATTTTTATGCTGGAATTAATAGTATTTTACAAGAGGTTACAGAGACCACCGGCACAGTGACAGTTCCAGTGGAAGGTTTTGAAGAATATTATGTTGATCTCGCAGATGGAATGGACGACGCCGATTATACTGCAGATCCTGTAGTGGAGGCAATCGAATTATTTGGCGATTATGAAACCGTTGATGTTAACTTGATTTTTGCACAGAACTTTACAGAGCTTGCTCTTGATTACGATTATGTAACGTCAAAAACCAAAACCGTTGATGATAAACTTTTAGAAATTGCTAATACACGTAAAGACTGTATGGCATTCCTTTCTGCTCCTTTAAAGGTTAAAGAATACACAAATGATGTCGACCGATTGAATGAGGTATTATGGAAATTTGAAGGTAAATCTGGCTCCGGAGGTGTTACTTCTACAAGTTATGCAGTATTTGATAGTACTCCTGCTTATGTTTATAATCGTTATAAAGACCAATATGTTTGGATTCCTTTATGCGGTCATATTGCAGGTCTTTGCGCAAATACAGATAATGTTTCAGAGCCATGGTTCTCTCCAGCTGGATTAAACCGAGGTAATATTCAAAGTGTTATTAAACTTGCTTACAATCCTAAGCAGGCCGATCGTGATGAATTATACAAGAAAAGAGTTAACCCAGTGGTTTCTTTCCCTGGCCAAGGTATCGTTCTATATGGTGATAAGACAGCCCTAGCACGTCCTTCTGCGTTTGATCGCATTAATGTTCGTAGGTTGTTTATGACCGTTGAGAAGGCAATTGCTACATCTGCTAAATTCCAGTTATTTGAAATTAACGACGAGTTTACAAGATCAGCTTTTGTTAATGCAATCGCGCCATTCTTACGAGATGTTCAAGGTCGTCGAGGAATCGAAGACTTTAAGATAGTGTGTGACTCATCGAATAATACATCACAAGTTGTTGATGGAAACCGATTCGTTGCTGATATTTACATCAAGCCGTTACGTTCAATTAACTTTATCACGCTTAACTTTATAGCTACCAGAACAGGTGCTATTTTTGAAGAGCTGGTTTAATAAAGGATTGATAAATATTAATATAAACAGTAGAAAATAAAAAAAATGAGTAATATATCAGATTTTAAATCACAATTAACAGGGGGAGGCGCAAGGCCAAACCTATTCAAATGTAAAGTGTTTTTTCCGCCTGAGCTTTCAACAGATACGTTGACTAAGCTTGGTAGCTTTATGATCAAAGGAGCGCAACTTCCATCGAGTGTTATAGCACCCGTCGAAGTTCCTTACCTAGGTCGTAAGTTAAAGGTTGCAGGAGACCGTACATTTGAACCATGGACGATTACAGTTATTAACGACGAAAACATGCTTATAAGGGATGCCTTTGAAACATGGATGGATCTTATTAACGATAATAAAGCAAACACGTCTCAGTACAGCCAATCAGGCGAAGCGCTAAACTATATGCGCCCTGTAGAAGTTGAGCAACTTGGTCGTGATGGCGCAGGTCATGGACTCTCATCCGGACTTGGTGCTGCGATTAAGGGTTATAAATTAATCGATGCATTCCCAACAAACATCAGTGCAATTGATCTTAATTATGAAACCAACGATACGATTGAAGAGTTTACAGTAGAATTTAATTACCAATATTGGGTAAGTAATACCACTGCTGCAACATCAGATTCAAACTAATCGTTATAATTAGTTAAAACAAATTAAGTCTTAGAATTACCCTGAGTTGATCTTGGGGTAATTCTAAGCATTATATATAATATATGAATGTATTCGGATTTGACATAAGTAAAAAGCTAAAGAAAGCAAATATACTAGACGATGAAAGTGACGCAAAGGATTCTATTGAAAGTTTTGCTCCGCCTTTAAATGATGACGGCTCTGCTGTTTTTTCATCAGGGGCGGCGTCTGGTTATTATGGGCAAGTTCTCGATTTGGATAATTTAAATATTCAAAACGAAAAAGATCTAATTAAAAGTTATAGAACGGCGGCAGCTCAACCTGAGTGCGATCTCGCAATTAATGATATTGTTAATGCTGCTATTGTTGGAGATTCTAATACTGCTCCTGTAAATTTAGTTCTTGACGATGTAGATTTAACGGATGGTATTAAAAAGAAATTTAGAGATGAGTTTGATACAATTATTAAACTATTAAAATTTAATTTTAATTCACATGACGTCTTTAGGCGGTGGTATATTGATGGTAAACTATATTACCATTTAATGATTGATTCTGAAAATATTAAACAAGGTATTAAAGATGTTCGATTAATTGATCCTTTACATATTCGTAAAGTAAAAGAAGTTACTAAGAAAGTTAGTAAAAGAACCGGTGAAGAAACCACTGGTGTTACTAAAGAGTATTACCTTTATGGGCAAGATATGTCTGCAGGAAACCAGGCTTTAAAAATCGACCCAAATGTTATTGTATATGTTCCATCGGGAACAACAGACGAAACACAAAAAATTTCAACGTCATATCTTCATAAAAGTGTAAAACTAGTAAACCAATTGCGTGTAATGGAAGACGCTCTTGTTATTTACAGAATATCACGAGCTCCTGAACGCCGCATATTTTATATTGATATTGGTAACCTTCCTAAAGGTAAAGCCGAAGAATATGTTCAAGGAATTATGTCTAAGTATCGTAATAAGTTAATTTACGATGCGCGAACTGGAGAAGTTCAGGATGAAAGTAAGAGCATGAGTATGCTCGAAGATTTTTGGTTACCACGCCGTGAAGGTGGTCGAGGAACAGAGATTACTACGCTCCCAGGCGGTGAGAATCTTTCTCAAATTGATGATGTTATCTTTTTCCAAAAGAAACTATATCGTTCATTAAATGTTCCGTTAAGTAGGATTGATTCTGAAAGCACTTATAACGCTGGACGAGTTAGTGAGATTTCAAGAGAAGAAGTAAAATTCCAAAAGTTTATTAATAGACTTCGCCGTAAGTTTTCGGTATTGTTTATTAATATGCTTAGAGTACAGTGCTTGCTAAAACGCATTTGTACTGAAGAAGAATGGGATGATATTGAACAGAAAATAGCAATTGACTTTATTGAAGATAACTATTTTTCAGAGTTAAAGGACTTTGAAATCCTAAGAGAACGCATTACAATGTTAGAACAAATACAGCCATTTATTGGTAAGTATTATTCTAAGAAGTGGGTAAGATCTAATGTTCTTAACTTCACTGACGAGGATGTTGAAAGAATCGACGCTGAAATTGAAGAAGATCCTGTTGATGATGATGAGTTTTAAAATAGATGCTTAAAACAAAAAATTATATAAATAAATAATATTAAAATGAATACAAACGAATTAATAAAAAGCATAGTTTCAGGCGATACTAAGCAATCTTCTTCGATTTTAAATACTCTTTTAAAAGATAAAGTTAAAACTGAAATTGATTTACAAAGAGTAACTGCAGCAAATAACATTTTTACTGATGCTGAAGATGTTGTTGAAGCTTGTGGCAAAGAGAAAAAGAAGAAGAGTAAAGAAGAAGTAGAAGAAGGTAATGAATTTACTAAAGCTGCTGCTAAAGCAGTTATTGATGGCGAAGAGGAATTCGAATTCAACGGTAAGACTTACAAAGCAACTATTGATAAAGAAGCTGCTAAAAAAATCCTTGGTATTAAAGAAGATAATTTAGAAGAATCGACGGTAAATCTCAAATCTCTACATGGTAAGCCTTATTCGGTTTGGCATAATTTTAAATTAAGTGATTACAATAAAAAACGTGATGAAGTTTTAGCCTTTTTCCATAAACTTACTAATTCAAATAAGAAAGAGGTCTTTATAGATGGAGAAGATATTGTTATTATGCATCGTGGAAAACCACATACAATGCCAGCCTTTTCTAAGAGAAGCGGCATTACTTTTAAAAATGTTTACGATGATATTATAAAACTTTTAGATTCTGTACAACATAATTCAAGTTCGATAAATGAAGCAACAAGATTTGCATAATATGAAACTAATAACAGAACACAACGAGGAGCTAAATTACCTCACCGAAACAAAGGATGGCAAAAAGAGTCATATCATCGAAGGTATCTTTATGCAAGCCGATCAGCTTAATCATAATAAAAGGATTTACCCAAAGGCAATTCTAGAAG